TATGGTTACTCTTGGTTATTTCAGCTATGGTAAGCGGGTTCTATAATTATTTTAAATAATGAATAAACACAAACGAGTATTAGTTATCTCGGATTTGCACTTTCCTTTTGCACATAAGAATTGGTATGAATTCCTTGCTAAATTAAAATCTAAATACAAACCTGATACTGTAATTTGTATCGGAGATGAGATGGACTTTCATTCCATTAATGTTTCCCACAATATTGATCCTGATTTACCATCTCCTAAAGATGAATTAGAATTAGGTAAAAAAGATATTCATAAACTTCATAAGTTATTTCCTAAGATGACCTTATTAGAATCCAATCATGGCTCTATGGTTTTAAGAAGGGCTATGGCAAAAGGTATGTCAAGTGCTTTTATTAAATCTTATAATCAAATATTAGAAGTTGGTAATGGTTGGGAATGGACAGAAAAACATTTTATAGAAACTGATAAAGGTAGAGTATTATTTGGACATCAATTTTCACCAGACATATCTAAAGCAGTTTCTCAATTTGCCATGTCAGTAGTGCAAGGTCATTATCATACGGTGGCGGAAGTTAAGCTTGTTGGTAACGAATTTCATCTCAATTTTGGATTGAGCGTGGGTTGCCTTATAGATAAGGAAGCACTTTCAATGCGTTACATGAAACTCAACTTAAGAAAACCTATTTTATCTTGTGGACTTATAACTGATGGTATGCCACATTTAACCCCTATGTATTTAAAAAGAGATGGCTCTTGGGATAATAATATTTATATATGAACCTAAGTGAAAACTTTACTTTAGAAGAACTTATATTTTCACAAACAGCCTTAAGAAAAAACATTCCCAATAATCCCAACGCTTCTCAAATAGACAATCTTCAAGAATTATGTATAAAAGTCTTACAGCCGATAAGATCATATTTTAAAAAACCTTTAATTATCTCATCAGGATTTAGATCGGCTGAACTCTGTATTGCAATAGGAAGCAAGATAACCTCTCAACACACCGAAGGTAAGGCTTCAGACTTTAAAGTTTCATCTTTAACTAATACAGAAGTTGCTGATTGGATTATAAATAACATAAGCAGTTATGACCAACTGATCCTAGAATTTGGAGATGATGGCTGGATTCATATCTCTTACGATGGTGCGGACAATAGAAATCAAAATCTAAAGGCAGTCAAAGAAGAAACCAAAACAAAATACATTCCTTATTGATGACTAAATCTCCTAAAGACACTCAGGTAGGTGGCAAACATTATAAACTTCCTATTCAGCCAATTACCTATATATTAGAAAACAATCTTGGATTTATAGAGGGGAACATAATTAAATATATATCTCGCTATAATCGTAAGCATAAGGACAAGAATAAAATGCTGGAAGACCTACATAAATGTAAGCATTATATTGACCTTTTAATTGAGAAAATAGACAAGGCTTAAATTCATAGCTTTTGTCGGTTTAAGGCTATTTTCATATAAATACTTAACAAGAGCCTGTTATGGGTATCTTGTTAAAAAATAAGGGGTTTTTAAGCGTTTAAACACCCTTTAGGAACAAAGATAGAACGGAGTTTGCATATGTTAGGATTTTTAAGTTTACTCTTTAAGAACCCAATTATTTCAGTCATTGCTGATAAGACCATTGGGGCTATACAACATGGGATAGAAGTTAGAAAAATAGAGAGAGTAGCGGAGATAGAGTCTGCTAAGACTATTCAAGTTCAGCAAGTATTATCCGGAGAGAAATCTTGGAAAGACGAATGGCTGACCATATTCTTTACTATTATTATAGCTTTACATTTTTATCCGGTAACACAACCCTTTATGGCTACAGGCTGGGAGATACTAAAACAAGCACCATCTGAATTCTGGTGGATTGTATTAACTATTGTTTCTGGTAGTTTTGGAATAAACATAATGGATAAATTTAAAAAATAATGAACTATTATCTTTTACTCAAAACCCACAATCAAACTGGATTAAATTATCTTTGTAAATTTTCAGAAGGGGTAAAAAAATCTCCACACAAATACAAAGGCTCAGGAAAATACTGGAAAAGACATATTAAAAAACATGGGTATGATGTTGAAACAAAAATATTATATCAAGGACAATCAGAACAGGAACTTTCTGCCTGTGCTATATTTTGGTCTAATGTTTATGATGTAGTTAAGAATAAAAAGTTTGCAAATCTTATTCCTGAAAATGGTTTAGATGGTGGTGGAGTTAAGGGTAGAAAATTAAGCGAAGAACATAAAAGAAAAATATCTTTATATTTTAAAGGTAGAAAACATACAGAAGAAACTAAAGAAAAAATAAGACTTGGTCATCTAAATAAAAAAAGACCTGATCTTGTAATAATCAATAAGTCAAGAATCTGGACTAAAGAAATGAGAAATAAATTATCTTTTTATGCAAAAAATAGAAAACCAATCAAAAGAAAACCACTATCTTTAGAGGTTAAGGCAAAAATATCTATGTCTGTAAAACAATATTATTATAATTTAGATAAAAAAATAGAGGAATCTATGAAATAATGGACTATGTTCTTAGCACGATAGTAATTCACTACTACGAAGCGGATAGTGAAGAGCAAAAAAAGCAGACCACTTTTACTAAGGTAGAAGACATCTATCCATCTTTGCCGGTTACAACTAATCTAATTAGAAATCTACAGAGTACCGAGAGATACAAGATTCTATTTATTGATTATCAATTAAAGTCTGTTCCTTTTAAAAAGATTAATAAGAACATTGTTAATACCTACCATTAATTCTGGAAATTAAAGTATAGAATAATTACAATCAATCCTAAGAAGATATATATTTTAGTTACAGGCTCAAGGTAGCTGATGCTGTCCAATATATACATAATAGAATTTCTTAGAATCCACAAAATTATTATAATAATCAAAGTATAGCTAATGGCATTTAGTATTGTAGTCATTTATTTTCCTTCCTGTTTATTGTTTACAATAATACTCGTGAATAGTTCCTTCTTCCATTATAAAATAAGATGTCCAGTTTTTAGTTACTTGGTTATTCTTATAATATAAATTTCCTGTCCCATCGCAAGACATATGGGAGTCTCTATGAAAAATCTGAGGCTTTAAAGAACAGCTAGCTAAGAGTAATAAAACAACTATCATCTTTATCATTTTTCTTTTGTTGTGGGGGCTTTCGCCCCCGCTTAGTTTAGTGCAGTCCTATTTTTTTTTTAGATAGTCTATTAGTTCTTTCCTTTGCTGTATACTGTGCATACTCATTTCTCTTTCATTGTCATAAAATTGTCTAGCAAGACCATGACTTCCATTTCCTAAATTTTTAACTTGTATCTCTATGTCAGCTAGTTTTTTTATTAGATTTTTTATTTCGGTTTCTATTTTTTCTATTTCTAGTTTTTCTTTCATTTTGTTCCTTTCATTAGTTATGAAATCAATCTATTTCAAATAAATCTAAATAGATACTGGACAGATTGACGCACCTTTTATTTTTTCCCTTTCCATTTTGCTAGTTTATTTTGACTTTCTATTTCTTCAAATAATTTAGAAACTTTGCAAAGAGTGATTATAAATAATCCAAATAAGAATAGCCCGATGGCTACCATCATTATGGTGCTCACTTGAGCACCTCCCAAGTTACCGAACTCTCAAAGTTATTATAAGGAATAAAGCCGTTTGTTTTTTCCCCAAAGATTATTTCATCCTTGAGAAATGCTTTTATTTGATCGGCCCCATCTTCTTGGTCTTTGAAGGCTCTACCCGAACCGCTATAGTTATGTACTATCTTCACTCTCTTTTTATCAACAGTGAACTCTAATTTTTCTTGAGTCATTTTTTCCTTTCATTAGTTATGAAATTAATTTATTCCAAATAAATCTAAATAGCTACTGGACAGATTGTCGCACTTTAAATTAAATTTTTCTTTTTTTCCGGGTGGGTCCCGCCCACATGCACTTATCACGGTGCGACATAGTGTCGCACCGTGTACTATTTAATTGACTAAGCGGTTATTTGCATTAACGAATTTGGTAATTGAAAACCAATA